GCGTCGCCATGAACTCGCGGTTCGTGATGTACGAGACTTCATTGATTGCCGCTTGAACGTCGTCGGCTCCATACTTCACGGGGTCGGAGTCCGAGAAGAACGGTGCCGCAAGTGCGTGAACGATGCCACTGATGTAGGCTATTGCTTTCATGGTCGGATAGTCCCACTCGGAGTCGAACCGAGGTCGTCTGCCCCAAAAGCAGACAGGATTGGCCGCTACCACATGGGACTGCCGTGACGAAGACTCTCTCAGAGGTTGTGGTTATCTTTTATTTATCATCTTGAGTCCGAATTGATTGAACGATTCCGAAGTCATTTAATACCTCTGTGAATTCGTCGTTTGGCTCACCTATCACAAACATGTGATTTGCAAATCGGGCTGACGAATTTCCTTCGCCGAAAGACAATCTCTGATCAATGAAGCACACGAACGATGCGTGTTCATACAAATCGTGCCACCAATTCGTCGATGAGTCCCCCTTTACAAGGAAGATAATCAGTTCAACATCATCTTTCGAGGACTCCGAGATCCCCTTATTGACCCACTTGTGTGGTTCCGAGTAAGGTGGATTACAGTAGACCGTACCAAACCACGGATTCGCTAAACCATCATCTTCTATGGTGTATCGTTCATCTGCGATTGGGATTTTCTCAGCTCCTGAACAGGGATCAAGATCAACTCCGTTGGTTCCCTTGTTGATTTTTTTGACTATCCATCGAGGTGTCGCATATTCATCTGAGGAATTCTTAGCCATAATTGGTCCTTTGAGTCGTCTCGCTCGTTGTGATGCGGTGAGCTACCCCGCGAAGATCAGGGCCGGATTCGAACCGGCGTCTGTACGGATCTGCAATCCGTTGCGTAACCACTCGGCCACCTGATCGAACGGAATGAAGTGGGAGTGCGGTCAATGGGATGTTTCATCACGGTCAACAACGCGTTTTCATGGTTGACTCACCTCCTGTATTGTCACAGTGGACTTACTCGGTAGTGTAATCATAATGTCGTTCATATTGTTCTAACATCTATGAGTGTCGTTATTCTTACGGCCCCTTACCTCCGTTGGCTACAGCCCGCTCTAACGGGGGCACACCGACGCGGAGTTCCGGTTAGCACTCGCTCTGATGGTATCGGGTAATTGAGTGTTTAACGTTCCACGGAGGGGGTTGACCACCCCACTATCCTATCAAGGGTAATTCACTCGTGAAACGGATGGACTCGGAGGGATTTGAACCCCCCACCTGTCGGTCTGGAACCGACTGCTCTACTGACTGAGCTACGAAGTCCTTTCAGCCCGGTTGTAAGCCGGGCTGGTGCGTACTGCACGACCTATGGTAGCGTAGTACCTTGCACTGAAGTAACGACTTGCATGATTGCCCGGCCCTCTTAGCCGGGACGCCGAGAGCGGCAGGCGAAGCCGCATCTCATCCGTCACAGGGATGAATCTTGCCACTTAGACTATCTCGGACACGGGGAATGTATCGGGGCGGCTTACCACCGCCCCACGAAAAGCCCTACCGGAACGACGGCGGGACACAACCTTTCCGAGGGGACAAGCCCTCACGTTGGTTCACGTGTCACCATCTTCGGTGAACTCGGAAGTGAGCGCGTTCCCCTTCTGGGGCACCGCCCTCACTAAACAATGTGCGCGCCAATGACTTAACTGTACCGGAAGCTATCGGTGCTGACGGACTAAGTGTCCACCAGATACTCACTCCATTCTTCTCGGAAGTATTCTTGAGTGTATTTGGGCTTGGATCCGTAGCGTGCATAACTCCGTAGCTCATCGGCTAACCCCACGAGGTTGTAGAAGCCGGAGTAGTTCTCGTGTTCGCCTTCCTCCACCCGGTCGAGGACTTCAAACATGAGCAGTGCCACTTCGTACTTCGAGACGAGGTGCGGCATCAGTGGTTTGAGGAACCGGCGGATGTCTCGTGGGTCGTCTATCCGCAAGTTGAACACGTCGCTTTTCTCCCGCTTCTCTTTGGACAGCGAGTAGTTCACGCCTTCATCTTCACAGTACGCATCGATTTTTCCCATCAGCGGGGAGTCTCTGTCGGGCCGATAAAGTCGCACCATCGGCTTGTACCGATACCCCATTGCGTAACTGTCCTCTTGCGAGATGTGAACAGTGATTGAGGCTACGGCGTCGATGACGCCAGCGATATGTGCGATGTTTGTTTCTTCCATGTCGATGCATTGGTCGGTCGGTGTCTTAGGTGTTTCTGTCATTTTCGTGAAGTCGTCCGTAAAGTAAAGATTTAAGTAACTGCACGCTAATTGTTTAGTGAGGGGAAGCACCCACTGCGAGTGGTAGCTTCACCTGTGCGATTCCATTTTCCGGGCTGTACGCGTCTGTTTTCAGCAATATGAATCCGCAGAGCTATCGCCGCGCGCCTTCCTCTCGTTCATGGAACACGTCGAAGAAAAGCAACCCCCCGGAGTCCTTACTTCGGACACCGAGAACGCAACGCAAATCCATCCGTCAGAAGCACCACCTCATAAACGCGCTCAGTTCGAGCGGTTCCGTGCCTACAACACCGGGCTGTGGAACGGGCCGCGGCGTGAAAACAAGGAGGCGATGTACCGGCAGGACAACCTGCATCGGTACGACTCTATCGCCTCTGGCCTCGAACTCACACCGTACCAGAAGGAACGCGGTCGTCAACTCCTCGATGATGTAGAGCCGTCGTCGTTCGGCAAGCCAATCGACCAACTGCTCTTTGCCATCTGCGTCATCGTTGCGAACGCCGACGCTGAAGGCAAGCGGTACTGGCCGCATCCAGACAAGCGAGACAACGACCCACTGTTCACCGAGATGGCTGAAGACATCGGCCTCTCAACGCGGATGCAGATGTCGTCGGTGATGAAGCTGAAGTCACAGACAGAGTTCTAATGGCCGTCTTCACGATTCTCGTTGACAACCGCGAGCAGAAGCCGTGGTTGTTCGAGGGATACCCCGTCGAGACTCGCAACGTCACGCTGAAGACCGGCGACTACACACTCGAACAGTTCTGCGAGTACGACGACGCCAACGACACGTACATCCCGAACCTCGCAGTCGAACGGAAGGCCCCGCCCGACTTCCTCGGCTCCATCACTGGTGGCCGAGAGCGGTTCAAGGGTGAAATCAAGCGGGCTGAAGACTGGGACGATGAACTCAAGGTGTACGTTGAAGCGCCGTGGGATGACTTCCAGAACCGCTACTCTGAAGTCCTGAAGTACCGTGAGGTCTACCCGAACCAAATCAAGGGAACGGTTCGTGAATGGGAGAAGTATTACAACGTGACGTTCGACTTCTACCAGTCGCGGCTGAAGGCCGAGCAGTCGGCGTTCGACTATCTCATGACGGCCTACCGTGCGGCTCAGTACGCGCCCCCTTGAGGCGCGTTCAGCCTTCGGTCCACGTCTCGAAGTAGTTATCGCAGGTCCGACACGTGTGTTTATAGACTGCTGTATCCGAGTACCCAACCGTCATCGTTGTTTTGTAATCGGCTTCATCGCCACAGTCACACGGTTCGCCCGTGTTTATCATCAGCCCGTTGCGGTCCAGCGTTTTAAGTGTCACCCGTTGGGTGTCACTGAACGTCATCGCCGTTCGTTGTCATGCTCTCGTTCTTCAGCGAGGTCAGCCAATTCGCGGAGCGTGGCGGACATCTCATCGAGTTGCCGGTCGAGCCGGTTGATGAACGTTTCGATTTCGTGCGACGGGCCATTAAGCTCGCCGTACAGTAGGATTACTCTCGCCGAGTCGATTTCATCGGCGGCGTTGCGTAGTTCTCGTGCGGTTTCGTCTTTGTCAGTCATGGTTTGTTGACATCGTATCTGTCTGACGCTTCGTACAGTTTCTTCATATGTTCCGCGAGACTTTCACTGTCTCTTCGATTCTTTGCACCACTCTGGTTCTCGCGGGCTACGTCGAGGCAGGTATCACACACGTCGTTGCGTGGTCCGATGGTTTTGTACCCACATACCTCGAAGTACACACATTCTGTGTCACCCTCATCGAGTGACGGCGACCACATTTCCTCGGCTTTCTCCATCCAGTAAGAGACCTGTGAGGTCGAACAGCCGAAGACGTGTGCGATTTCGTACTGGTAGTCGAACTTCTCTTTCAGCTTCAGCATCCGCTCGGCGTCTTTCCACGGCTCATCTTTGCCGTCGTAGATGGGCCACGGCGACGGGCCGAGTTCGGCTTCGAGGTCGCGCTCTGCTTTCGTCGCCATCAGAGTAGTTCCTCTGGGCCGCTCCGAACCGATGTCTTCGTCTCGATACGCAGTTCATCGACTGGCGCGTCTTCTTTGCTACTCATAATTTGTGTCCCACACTGCGTGGGAAGGCCGCCGTGGGGTCGTGAACCCCGTGGAGTCTTACTCGTCGGCAGCCCGTGCGATATCTGCTGCGGTCAACTCCGTATCAGGCTGTCGCAGCAGCTCAGATAGGAGTGCCCCATTCGTGGGGTAGCGAAATAGCTCGACGAAAGGTGACCCTTCATTCGAGTGAGCCATGTTAGGGTCGAACTCCTCGCTTGCCTCCTGAATTTCGTTCACGTGTGCGTACAGCGCATCGTATGCGCTGATCAAGCCCGTGGCTCCCG